GCAGCTATGTCGCCACAAGCAGTAGAGAAACTTTACGAACTAGCAGTCAAGTATGGCATCACTAGATTATAAAGCTCCTGGACCAGTCGTTAAAACATTTATGAAAGATGATTCTTTCTTTCGTGGCCTAAGAGGGCCAGTTGGAAGTGGTAAATCAGTCTCATGTTGCATAGAAATTTTACGTAGAGCATTAGCACAAGAACCTAATGCAGAAGGTATTCGTAAGTCTAGATGGGCAGTTATCCGTAATACTAATCCACAACTTAAAACAACTACTATGAAAACATGGTTAGATTGGTTTCCAGAAGAAGAATGGGGTAAGTTTACCTATAGTGTGCCGTTTACTCATATGATTAAAAAAGGTGATATAGAACTAGAAGTTATCTTTTTAGCACTAGATAGGCCAGAAGATGTCAAGAAATTATTATCATTAGAACTTACAGGAGTATGGATTAATGAAGCAAGAGAAATACCCAAGTCTATTGTGGATGCCTGTACTATGCGTGTTGGTCGTTATCCTAGTATGCGTGATGGTGGCCCAAGTTGGTATGGCGTTATTGCTGATACTAACGCACCAGATACAGAACATTGGTGGCCTATACTTGCAGGGGAAACAGTATTGCCAGACTACCTTACTAAACAAGAAGCCAAGATGTTAGTAAAGCCAGATAACTGGTCTTTCTTTAATCAACCACCTGCAATGACAGAAGTCATGGGTAAAGATGATATAGTTGAACAATATGAGCGTAATGAAGATGCAGAGAACTTAAACAATTTAACCAGGAACTATTATCCAAACATTATTAGAGGTAAAACTAAATCCTGGATTGATGTATATGTACTTAACAAGTTAGGTTTAATTGAAGATGGTAAGCCAGTCTATGATTCATTTAGACAAGATGTACATGTTGCTAAGAGTGATTGTTTGGTGGCAGATCAGTTGCCAATCTTTATGGGGATTGATTTTGGTTTGACTCCAGCTTGTGTGTTTGCTCAACGCATAAGAGGAAGATGGGTAATACTGGAAGAGCTGGTAGCGGAGGATATGGGTATTGTAAGATACTCAGACTTATTAAAACAGCAAATGGCACTCTATCTCCCACGAACTTTCCATATCTTCGGTGATCCTGCAGGAGATCATAGAGTGCAAACAGATGAAGCAACACCATTCCAAATACTTAGATCCAAAGGAATTAATGCTAGACCTGCGCCATCAAATGATGTATTAATACGATTAGAAGCAGTTAATGCAACTTTAACAAGAATGACAGATGGAGAATCAGGCTTGTTAATTGATCCAAAATGTATTAACTTAATAAAAGGATTTAGTGGTGGTTATCATTACAAGCGTATTCAAACAAGTGGTGAACGCTATGATGAAAAGCCAAACAAAAATAGATTTTCGCATGTACACGATGCTTTACAGTATTTGTTGTTAGGTGCAGGAGAAGGTAGAAGTTTGGTAGTTGGAGGAAAAACAACTAGACCTTTTGTAGCCAAAAGAGATTTTGATGTATATACTGCAAAACCTAAAAGCGATATTTTTAGTAGGAGAAATAGATAATGTGTATTCCTAGTCCATCTGTGCCACAAGGCCCAACTCAAGCAGAGCGTGAAGCTATAGAGGCAGATAAAAGAAGGCAAAAACAATTACTTGAAGAAGAAAGAAAAACTGCAGCAGAATTAAAAGCTAAGCAATTAGAGATAACTCAAGCTACTATCAGAGGTCAAAGAAACAGAAGAAGTCTACTTGCTGGTAAAAGAAAAGGTGGTAGTGGATTTGATATTGCAGAAAATTTAAAGTCTAAACAAACATTAGGTGCATAATGATAGAAAAACAACCAGATGTAAATGTTGCACAAATACAAAGTCCAGTTAAAAAAATATTAGCTAAGTATCAACATGCTAAGTCATTAAAGGATCAATGGTTATCAGTATTTGAAGAATGTTATGAATATGCTTTACCACAAAGAGAATCATTCTTTACAGAAACTGCAGGTAGAAGAAGGACAGATCATATCTTTGATGAGACTGCTGTAGTAGGAGTCCAGGAGTTTGCTAGTAGATTGCAGTCAGGTATTGTACCTAACTATGCAAGATGGGCTGAGTTTGTTGCAGGTACAGAAGTACCACAAGATATGCAAAAAGAAACTAATTTAGCATTAGATCAAGTTACAGAATATGTTTTTGAAGTATTACAAAACTCAAATTTTTCTCAAGAAGTACATGAAACATTTTTAGATATAGCTTTAGGCACAGGAATTTTATTAGTTGAAGAAGGCGATGCGGTTCAACCAATAAGATTTAAAGCTATTCCATTACCACAAGTATGTTTAACAAGTGGCCATGACGACAGAGTAGATTCAATCTATCGCACTCGTAAGATTAAATTAAAAGAACTTACTTTTGCATATGCTAAGCCAATCTACAATGACAAAATGGCTATGGATATGGAAGCAAATCCCGACAAGGAAATTACTATTATTGAAACTGTGTATCGTGATTACTCACAAGTTAACGAAGAAGTAAATATATTTTGTGCTATAGCAAAAGACTATGAGCATAAAATATATGAAGAAACATACAAAGGTTCAGGAAGTAATCCGTATATAACTTATCGCTGGTCTAAATGTGCTGGTGAAACATATGGAAGAGGTCCTTTACAGTTTGCATTACCTGCAATTAAAACAGCTAATTTAGTCGTAGAACTAATATTAGAAAATGCACAAATGAGTATATCTGGTATGTACCAAGTGGAAGATGATGGAGTCATTAATGTTGACAACATTGCACTTATTCCAGGTACTGTAATTCCGAAAGCAGCAGGTAGTGCAGGTTTACAACCAATAGCACCAGCAGGTAACTTTAATGTATCTGATCTTGTGTTAAGAGATATGAGAAGCAATATTAAAAAAGCTTTATACAATGATATGTTAGGCAATCCAAATGAGAAAACACCAATGTCTGCAACAGAAGTAGCAGAAAGACAAGCTGATTTATCTAGGCAAATAGGTGCAGCATTTGGTAGATTACAAGCAGAGCTTGTCAATCCTGTGTTAGCTAGAGTTATTTATATCTTAAAGAAACAAGGTCGTATTACTATACCAACAGTTAATGGTAAAGAAGTACAAATTAAATCTTCTAGCCCATTAGCACAAGCACAATATCAATCTGATGTAGTCAATATTGATAGATTCTTGGGTTTAATTCAAGGAAGAGTTGGCCCTCAATTATTAAATGTTATGATTAAACAAGATGAAGTTGCAAAGTACATAGCTAAGAAACTTGGCATACCAGAAGAATTAATTAGATCCCCAGAAGAAATGGCACAGATGATGCAACAAATGCAACAATATCAACAACTTCAACAAGCTGCACAAGGTACTCCAGCCGAAGGTGTAATGGAAGGTCAATAACTCCTTGACTTTTGGTAACATTTTTGCCATTGTTTCACGTGAAACATTAATATATGAGGTGTAGCATATGGCAGAAAAAAAAGTCAAAACCTTAATAGGTTTAGATGGCATAGAAAGAACTCCAGATCAAGAAGAAGCACTTAATGCAGTATCAAGAGCATTATTTACATCCGATGCAGGAAAAACATTTTTAACTTATTTGAGATCCATTACGATAGAAACAGTAGCTGGACCTGAAATAGATGATAAACAACTAAGACATATTGAAGGACAACGGTATATTGTTGGGTTAATACAGCGCAGAACAAACAAAGGACAATCACAAAAAGTAGTGGAGGACAGTAAAAATGGCTGACGAACAAGTAACTGAGCAAGAAGTTTTAGAAGAAGTACCTGCAGAAGAAACACCTGTAGCAGAAAGACCTGAACATATTCCTGAGAAGTTTTGGAAAGAAGGTAATGTTGATGTAGATGAAATGGCTAAATCATATGTACAATTAGAAAGTTATGTAGGTGGTAAAGAAGATGCACTTAGAGAAAAACTAATTGAAGAACTTGCCAATGAACATGCAGAAACTGTGCCAGAAAACTATGAGTTACCTAAATTACCAGAAGGTATAACAGAAGAAATGGTACAAGAAAATCCAATGTATTCTTGGTGGCAAGAAACTGCAAAAACAAATGGTATGAATCAAGAAGAGTATGAAGCTGGTATTAATGCTTATGTAGAAATGATGCAGTCGCAACAGCCAAATTTAGAAAAAGAAATGGAAGCATTAGGTGAAAATGCTAATTCTAGAATAGATGCAGTAAATGCTTGGGCTAGTAAAAACTTTCCGCCAGAAGAGTATGAAGCAATACAATATTCTTTAGGAACATCTGCTAGTGGTATACAAGCACTTGAGCGTATTATGGAAATGAATAAGACTGGTGTTAGATCTGAGCAGTTTACTCAACCAGAGAAACAGCTCACAATGGCTGATGCTAGAGCTATGATGCAGGATAAAAGATATTATGATCCTCGTTATAGAGATGATGCATATGTAGCAAAAGTTGATGCAGCATTTAGAATGTTGACTAAGTAATGCTCTATGTAGAAAAAACAATCCCTGATGATTGTTTTAGATTAGCACCAAACTTACAACAGCTTGATAAATATGAATTAGCTGTGATGGGGGTAGATCCTCTGACTGCCCTCATTAATCCTTTTAGATACAATAGACCTAACACACATAGTTTTACTATTTTTGAAAAAGATACAGATGAAGTAGTAGCAATATGGGGAGCAATGCCTGTTAGTAAAACTAATCCAAATAAAGCTGCAGTATGGTTTTTAGCTAGTGATTTATTGCATAAACACAAAAGATTTTTCTTAAAAGGTAATCTTAGATGGTTACATTATCTTGAATCACACTATACTTTTTTGTTTAATTTTATAATAAATGAGCATAAAAGAAGCATAAAATGGTTAAAATGGCAAAAATATTGCTTTTCTAAGCAACCAATGCTTGTAAAAGATATTGAAATGTATTACTTTTATAAGCATCTACCAAAGGTAGATGTAGACATACAGCCCATTATTGCTGAAATAGGCCCTAAATGGACAACCGAATTGATGGATAAAGGACAACTGTGAAATTTTAATTTAATTGAACAGGAGATAAACGATGAGTACATCTATATCAACTGCCTTTATTAAACAGTTTGAAGCAGAAGTTCATATGGCATATCAGCGTATGGGTTCTAAATTAATGAATACTGTAAGGCAGTCTAAAAATGTAAAAGGTAGCCAAGCTCGTTTCCAAAAAGTAGGTAAAGGAGTAGCCGTTACTAAAAATCGCCATGCAGAAGTTCCAACAATGGATATTTCACATACAACAGTCGATGTAACATTACTAGATTACTATGCTAGTGATTATGTTGATCGTCTAGATGAATTGAAAACAAACATTGATGAGAGACAAGTACTTGCACAAAGTGCTGCTGCTGCATTAGGTAGACAAACAGATCAGCTAATCATTGATGTATTAGATGCAGGTACAAACGCAGCTAATATTGCACATGGTTCTGCTGGTTTAACACTAGCTAAAGCATTGACTACATATGAAACATTCGGTGAAAATGATGTTCCAGATGATGGTCAAAGATACTTTGTAGTATCACCTGCTGGTTGGGCTGACTTATTACAGCTTGATCAATTCTCTAGAATGGAATATGTTGGAGAGAGTGAGCTTCCATACTCAGGTGGTATGACTGCTAAGAGATGGTTAGGTTTCTTATGGTTTACACATTCAGGACTAACACTCGCTAGTACTACTAGAGATTGCCACGCTTACCACAAATCAGCAATCGGTCTTGCGACAGGTGCTGATGTAAGAACTGAGATGAATTATATCCCAGAAAAGGTAAGTCATTTAACAACATCTTATATGAGCATGAACGCTGTAGAAATTGACGGCAATGGTTTTATGCAAATACAGATAACTGAGTAAGGGAGGTTAATTATGGCTTTAACAGCAGCAAACTTAAAGTTGATAGCAGGAAGCGGTGATTCAAACCTTTTCATGTATCAATCAGCAGATGCAGTTGCGACTGTTGCAGGTTCAGGTTACTTTAATTCAGTAACTAATAACCTAAAACAGTTTGACATTATCATCTGTGTAGGTTCAACAGGCGGTACAGCTACCGTTGATGTACTAACAGTATCATCAGCAACAGGTGCAGCGACTGTTACAACAACAAACGGCACATAATTGTGTCATTGATGTGGGAGTTAGGCCCGACTACACCCTAAACTCCCACTTCATTTACTGGAGGTATTATGTTATCAGAAACTAAATTTGACATATGTAACAAAGCATTAGTATTAGTTGGTGCTAACATAATAACTAGCTTTGAAGAAGCCACTACAGAATCTACTGTAGCTGGTCAATTATATGAATCAACATTAGAAGCAATGCTAACTAGGGTTAGATGGCGTTTTGCAACTAAACAAATACAATTAAGTTATCAATCAGTTGCTCCATTAGGTAGATTTAAATCTTCTTATCAAGCACCAGCCGATGCATTATTAATCCATACAGTTACAGTTAATGATAATGTTATTGCTTATGACAGATATGGAGATAAGATATATACAGATACAGGTTCAGGTGATACATTAATTTGTGATTATACATTTCAACCAAGTGAAGCAGAGTTTCCACCATACTTTAAACAATGTATGGTATTTGAACTTGCTAGTTTATTTGCAGGTGCAATTGCAAGAAATGATAGTTTATCTGAATTGTATAGAAATAGAGCATTAGGACAAATAGCTTTAGCTAAATCTACAGATGGTCAAGCACAAACAACCAAACGCATGGATGTTAATAGGATGCGCAATAGAAGAAATCGTACTGCATTAAGTAATGTCAACGCAACTGTGTCGAGCTAATGAATGGGAATACAAAGAATACACCAATCAAGTTTTGTAAGAGGAGAACTAGATCCTAAGATTGCATCTAGAGTAGATGTTGTTGCTTACGAACAAGGTTTAAAAAGAGCTAGAAATGTATTGACTTTAAATCAAGGTGGTATTGAAAGAAGGCCTGGATCAGTATATAGAGCTACTGCTCCTGGAGATGGTAGATTAGAAGCATTTATTTATAGCGATGATCAAGAATATATTGTTCTTTTTACCAATGGTACAATAACTGTTTATAGTACCAATGGCACATTATTACAAACTATAACATCAACTGGTATTGCAACAGCCGAGTTAAAAGAACTTACAGTTACGCAACAAGGCGATGCTATGATTATCACACATAAAAATTTTTCACCTCGTATATTAAAAAGAACTGGAGCAACAACATTTACTTTAAGTGTGTTTCAATTTGACTCAAGTGTAAATGGAGAAAAAACATATCAACCTTATTTTAAATTTGCTAATGATGATATTACTTTAGATATTGATGCAACAGCAAAAGGTACAACAGGGGTAACACTTACTACATCTTCTGCTTATTGGAGTAGTGATTATGTTGGTACAAGAGTTAGATATCATGGTGTTGAAATATCAATTACTGGTTATACATCATCAACTGTAGTAACAGGTACATTGCTTGGTGAAGTAGAAATTGAATTAGATGATAGCCCATTAAAAACAATACAAGGCTCTGGTGTGGTAGAAGTTACAATGGCACAACATGGTTTTTCAACAGGTGCAAGTGTAACTATATCAGGCGCACAAGATATATTTGATTCATCTGGAGCTGGTTTAGCAAGTGCTAATCTTAATGGCACATTTACTATAACTGTTGTAGATGATAATAGATTTACATATACAGCAGGAGCTAGTGATACAGCTACAGAGTCTGTAGATGGTGGTGGTGCAAGTGTAAAGGTTAGTGGTCATCCACCTACAAGACAATGGGATGAGCAACTGTATAGTGATGTAAATGGTTATCCAAGAACCTGTTGTTTTCATGAACAAAGATTATTTTTTGGTGGTAGTGAAGCAGCGCCTGATTATTTAACATCAAGTAAAGTAGGACTATTTTTTAACTTTGATGTAGGCACAGGAAAAGATGATGAAAGTTTGCAAATGCAAATAGCATCAGATCAAATAAATGAGATACGCCATGTTGTAAGTGGGCGTGTACTTGAAATATTTACTAGCGGTGCAGAGTTTTTTTTAAGACCACAAACAGGAAAGAATATAACACCAACTGATTCTATGATTATTAGACAAACAGCTTATGGCGCACAACAAGCTGGTATGCCAAGACAATTTGATGGTGGTACTTTATACATTCAAAAAAATGGAAAAAATATTAGAGACTATGTATTTACATCTACAACAGAATTATTTGACAGCAATAATACTAGCCTGGAATCTTCACATTTAATTATTACACCAGATGATACAGCAACAGCTACAGCATTGCCTGGAAGAACTGAACAGTTTTATTTTTTAGTTAATAGTGATGGCACAATATGTGTATACAATAGTCAAAAAGATCAAAAGATATTTGGCTGGACACTATGGAATACAGATGGTAATTACAAATCTATTTGCTCTACTTCATCAACTATATTTGCATTAGTAGAAAGAACTATTAATTCAAGTACAGATTTTTATTTAGAGCAGTTTGCTAGTACACAGTTTGATATACCTACTGATATGTCAGAAACTAAAACAATATCACCAAGTTATCAACCACATGGTACTGTACACTTAAATGGTGCAGTAACTAGCTCAAGTACATTAATTGTAGATGGAGCAACAGCCGCACCAAATGTAGGAGAGACATTTCAGTTTGGTGGTTCAGGAGATATATATACAATAACCAGTAGTGTAGCTACAGGTAATACCAATGAATATCTAATTACAATAGATCAAGCAGTAACAGAAACTGATAATAGACCTTTAAAATGGGTAACAAGTAGAGTATTTACTGGTCTTATACATATAGGTAAAACAGTACATGCAACATCAGGCTCAACCGAAGATGATGATTTTTTTTACTATGGTAATGGTGTAGTACAATCTGATGGTTCAGTTACTTTTCCTTCACCAGCAGCAGCTTGTGATATAGGTTTAGACTTTACTATTGATGTAGAAACATTGCCACAAGATGCTAGATTAAGTAATGGTGTACTTACAGGTTTACCTAGAAAAATAGGTAAAGCAATACTAGAATTATCAACTACATACAATGTAACTATTAATGCAAATCAAGTATTAATTGGATCTAATCCAAATGATTCATCTAGTGGATTACAATCTTTGACAGGTAAAAGAGAAGTTTATACACTTGGCTATGAGAAAGATCCAACATTGACAGTATCGCAGTCAGCACCATTGCCAATGCGAGTACTAGGTATAACATCGGAGGTTTATTTCTAATGTGTCATCCAGCAGTATATATAGGTATAGCAGGATTAAATGTTATACAAGCTAGACAAAGTTATAGAGCAGAAAAGAATTTAACTGAACAAGCATATCGTGATAGACAAGAACAGATAGCAAGTAATAGGTCTGCTGTGCAGTTAGAAGCAATACAAAAGGCAAATGTAACTAAGAATATATTTTTTGAAAAACAAGCTACAAATAGAGCATTGTTATCTCCGTCAGGTATTGCACAAAGTAATTCTTTTGAAGCTGCTATGAAAGAAAATAAATCTCAAATGATACAAGAATTAAATGTAAATGCATTAGCAGCAACAAGAAAACAAAGTGAACTTGCTTATGCATCAATACAATCAGGCTTACAAAAACAAGCAGATTTAGTAAGTGCAAGAACAAGATTTACAAAATCATTAATGGATTCTGCAACAACTGCAGCTATGGCTGGTGAAGGTTTATTAAAGCCATCTGATACAGGTGGTGCATTACAAAGAACAACTGTAAGAAAAGTAGGAGTACCAGGCGATGCAGGTTTTGGTCCTTCATCAAACCCACTTATAGGATTTAGGTATTGATATGGCTATAGAAAAATTTAGACGACAAAGTTTTAATCCAGCTACTATCCAAGTAAATCGTGGAGAAGGTTATAGACAATTAGGTAAGGCTATAGGACAACAAAGTCAGGTATTATCTGATGGTGTTAATAATTATTTAAGAAAAGAAACGCAAGAATTAAAGATTAAAGAAAAAGAATTAGGACAAAAATTAGGAAAGACAGCAGATATTATTTATGAAGATAGAGAATTTACTGATGAATTAGGTAACAAAAGAACTCATAAAGTTGCTGTATCTTATAAAAGGCCTAATGAATTATTAACAACATCTTGGGCTGCTAGTGAGTTTGATGAGTATGCAGCAGATAGATATATTAATCAGTTAGCTATAAATGCTAAAGAAATACTAGCAGATGAAAAATTATTAGCAGAACAAAATGCAAATACAGATATGACAGTTGCAGAACATATAGCTATATTTAATTCAAATGTTCAAGAGCCTATAGCAGCATTATTAGATACTGTGCCACCAGAATTTAAATCTATTGTACAAGATAATTTTAATAAACAAATTAATGAACAAGAAGATATATTAGCAACACAGCATTTAAAAAGAAGAAGAGCATATAAAAATGCAGAAATACAAAAACTAAATACTGATTGGGATAGATTATCTTTTACATTGGCAATGTCAAATTCAGATGAATATGAAAGTCAATTAGCAAAAGTTGTTGATAAAAATAGACAAGCATTATTACAAAATGATCCTGATGCTAGATTCTTTTTACAAAATGAATTACCTGCTTATCAGTTATTAGCTAAGACAAGTAAAAATTTATCATCATATTTAAACTATGATGATAATAATTCAAAAGATGTTGCAAGAGTTTTAGAAAATATAAATAGCTTACGAGTTGGTATTAATATGCCTGGACAATCAGTAACTTTAATTGATGCTGATGGTAATGTTAAAACAGTAACTGCAAAAGAATTAGGTTTTACTGATGTAGTTAGTAATGTAGATATAAATAAAATTGATACAGAGTTAAGAACTCAAGCCTCAGTATTATCTAATTATATAACTGCAATTAATACAACAAATAAAAATTTAACTTTGATAGATGAATCATTACAATTTGGAGCGGCAACAGATTATACTGATAAAGAATTTGAAAATGTATCTATTGCTATACAAGATTTGTCTAGTAATGAAAGTCAAAAATTAATTAATGCATACAACAATAGTTTTGATACACCACAAAACTATACTGAAAAAAATATAGAATCAGATCCAGCATTACAAAACAGATACTATCAATTTGTTGCTAATAAAATAGGTGTATTACCATATGCAATGCAAAGAAGGTTACGACAAAATGTAGATGCTTTATTAACAACAACACCTACTCCCCCAAAAAAAATAGCAGAACTATTAGGTTCTCCTGAATTTGCATTTGCTTCATCAGCAATAGCTAAAACAGATGATGGCGATATAGTTTCATCCAAGATGCTTAAAAAAATATTAGAAGATGAGCAACTAAATGAATTAGAACGTTTATTACATTTTCAAAATGTGTATGGAGATCAAGTAATAGAAGAATATACACAAGATAAAATATTAAGAAATAATAAAGATTATAAAGAAAAAACTTCTTTACAACTTAGTGAAGAATATAGAAAAGCAAGTGGTAATACTAATACTTTACAACAACAAATATTTAAAAATATAACAGATAAGTTTTCAAATGTACTAGGTTGGACTGATAATGTTATTGTAGAAAACATGATAGAATCTGTTACAGAAGAAGTATATAGAAAATTAAGATTAGGTAATAACACATATAGTTCTGATATGAGTATTAATATATTTAACCGTATGTTAGCAACAGGACAATATGGTAAATCTGAATTAATGACAACTGCTGGATATTCAATAGATGCAGATGCAGGTAGTTATAATCCAGGTTCTGATCCAATATATACTAAGTATCCTGTTGAATATTATTTTAAAAAATCATCAGCAAGAATAAAACATGAAAATCATACAAGAGAAAATTATAATATTGAAACAAATATTTATAATGATGTGTACTATGAAATACAAAAAGACATAAAAGATAGAACTAAACAATACAAAACTAAATATAATATGTTTGGAGTAGAAGATGAATTAGAATTAGGTAGTAATGTATTTTTTAATTTAGTCAATGCATCAAATATAACAAGAAGAGAACAAGCTATGTATATGTTGCAGTATTATCCAGGCGGTAATCCTGCTAATGGTTTGCGTTATGTTATGGATGATGATGGTCAATATATTACATATACACATGAGATGTTACAAAACATATTAGATAATACTGTATCTGAATATGATTATTATGGAATGATAAAAAATCCTGAAATACAACCTTTTGTTAGAACACAAGACAAGGTAATTAAAGATGAGTGATGAATATTATACAAGTCCAATTTTCCAGGCTTCACAACCTAAAAGAGCGCCATATACAAAAAATCCAACATTTTTAAATTCTGTTAGTGCAGCTTGGCAACTTGAACCTGTTGGCCAAGTAGGGCGTGATTTATGGTATGGTAAACCTACATATCTAGATTTACCGTATGATCCTCCACAAAATATACAAGAACAAATAAAAGGATATGAACAATATTATGATAGTTTTACCGATATTAGAAATCAAGAACACTTAGATTTTGTAAAAGAAAAAATAGATTATCATAATCATTTAAGACAAGTGCGTGATGTTGGTGGATTAATACCAGAGATTGTTGCAGCATTTGGAGATCCAATAAACTACACGCCTATAGTATGGGTAAAAGGTATTTCTTTAGCACAAAGATTTGTAAGAGGTGGAGCTATCATTGGTGGCCTTACTGCAGCAACAGAACCTATAAGACATGCATATGATCCAACAGCAACAGGATTAGAATCAGCTATGTATATTGGTGGCTCAGCATTTTTAGGTGGTGGCTTCTATGCAATGTTTGCTAGGCGTGGACCAAGAGATGTTGGTTATAGAAAATCACCAGAAGATAAAGCAGATGATATTTTTTCTTCTATACATGATACAGAAAACGATGACTTTGTATCTA